TTATGTGATAATGAAATACATATATGGATTATTGTTTACTTGTAGTCCAATGTTATACATGTATATGATGCATCATTTATTTAATACAAAAATCTTAGATAGGGTACAATTATGTGAGCAACAAAAGAGTGAAGATAATAATACAAATGAACATTACAATAATGATGAATATATGATGGTAATAAGATCGTATTATAATTCGATAAAAATAAGTTGAATAAAAAATAATATATTATAATTTCTTATAGTATATTAGAAATGGTGTCATCGGAACTATTGAAAGATAAGATTCAGTATAAGGAAACGCGTAAAGTAGACGAAGAAGATATTGGACACAATGGTTCAGTATATGATTATGAAATATATGATACAAATATAGAATTGGTATTGGGAAAAGAAAAACATAATTATACTGATTTTAACGTTATATTTTGCCCCGTATATTTATTTCATAATGATAAGATAATTGTAAAAATAGGTGTTTTTGAAATAGAGGCAAATAAGATGATTAGTTCGTTGGATGAAGATGGTGATATAATGATAGAAAATGGAAACATAATATTATTTAGTTTTGCAACGCAAGAATTTATAGAGAAAAGATTAGCAAAATATGGTGAAAAGGTGGAAAATAAAGAGCAGAATAAAGAAATAAAACAGTTGGAAAAAAAGGACAATATAGAAATATTAGATACTGGTGCATTATTGGAAAAAGAAACAAAGGAAATGGCATTAAAAAATCGCGATGAATTTACAAAGTCAAATGCAAATAGTTGGATAGAAAATGCTATGAAAAATAACAATTATTCTGTAGTTGATGTACCTGGTGATGGTGATTGTTTTTTCACGTCAATACAAACAGCATTTGAAAATGTAGGAAAGAAATATACCATATTAGAATTGCGCAAAATGGTTTCAGAAGAGGTAACACAGGATTTATTTGACCAATATAAAATGATTTATAATTCAATTAAAGAAGAAAGTGAACGTTTTGATGTAAAAATGAAGGAACAAAAAAAGACAAATTTAATATTGAAAAAACGTCATGAGAGTACACTAGAAAAAACACAAAGTGATAGCATATTAGAAGAAGCGAATAAATTGCACGACCAATACAAAGAAAATAAAACGAGCAAAGAAAGCACAACAGAATTATTGGATGAATTTGATTTTATGGAAAATATAGATAATATTGAGCATATGAAGAATATGATAGAAACAAATCGTTTTTGGGCAGATACGTGGGCAGTAAGTATATTGGAACATAAATTAAATATAAAGGTAATAATAATGTCGGAAGAATATTTTAATTCGGGAGACATAGAGAACATTTTATTATGTACTCAAATAAATGATGATAAAAAGGCAGTGAAGAAGCCAAGTTTTTATGTAATTTTGGGACATAATGTGAATCATTATTATTTAATTACATATAAATCGAAGAGTTTATTAAAATTTAATGAAATACCCTATGATATTAAGGTAAAAGTAATATTGAAATGTATGGAAAATGATTCGGGTGATTTTTATTTGATTGATGACTTTAAAAAAATGAAAGAAGAAATACATAAAACGCAAGGTGACGAAGATGAAGCCAATGAAGACGATGACATATATGGTTTATATGACGAAAATACGGTTTTTATGATACATGGAAAGGCAAATGCGAAACCAAAACCAGGAAAAGGAAATGGTGAAAAGATAAAGAATGACAATATTTTAAATTATCATTTGTTGAGTAAAGATAAGTGTTGTAATGATTGGCGCAGAAAGTTGAGTGATGATTGGGGTGAGGAATTTAAATTAGATGGAAAACGTTGGTATAGTGTAAATCACTATATGTATGCAAATAAATATAAAAAAGGATTTCCTGACTTTTACGATAAATTTGCATTAGATAGTGAAAGTAAAATATCGAAGGATTTGGAAATAGCAAAGCACGCAATAAGTAAAACCGGAAAATATAAGCAAGAAGTATTGCGGGATGAAAGTATAAAAGAAGATGCAAACATAAATATAGAGGAATTACGTGAAAAGGCGTTAATGGCAAAATTCACTCAAAATAAGGATTTCAATAAACTATTGAGTGAAACGAAGGATGCAAAAATAGTATTATATGTTCGAGGAGGAAAACCGAAAATGGATATATTGTTGATGACTGTCAGACAGAAAATATAATAAAGATCAAAGAAATTGATTCATTATGAAATAGTAATCTATTTTATAATTAAAAGCAATTAAGTAACAAAAATGACAACAATGACAGCAATGACACCTATTCAGTTTGAGGAAGGAAAAGTGATACCCAGTTTGTATCTTCAAATGTGGCCGGAGGGAGTAATTGTCGATGGGCACACCATTGATACGAAGGAGGACCTACAATGGTTTGTAGAGGAAGCGATGCAATATGGTCTTGTTTCGCGAATCGACATCAAGAAGAACCGTGCACGCAATGGGTCAACTTATCGCTCGGCGTTTATTCACTTTCATATGATAAGTGAGGAGCAAGGACGGTTTTTGATTCAAGCGATTGACCATAAGGGCGAGCATAAGGTTGATGGTTCTAACAAGACCGACGAACCTTTTCAAAATAAGAAGTATTCCGGTACTCCTTATTTTGTTTTCCGCGAAAACATCAATCCAGTGCGTGTTGAGAATGACGATGAGATGTCACTCGAACAGGCAGTTGAGCGTTGCAAGCGTCTGGAGGAGTCCCTTCGAGTGAAGGAACAGGAAGTACAGGACTTCATATTCAGAGAGCGTAGACGTATGCAGGAAAAGATTGACGCGTATCACAATCAACTATGTGAAATGAGCAAGACGATATATTCCCAGTATTAATTTTAAGTAAGTAGATTAGATTTGTTTTATTAATAATTAAGAATTTTAACCCTTTTTTTTTTATTTATCACATATGTCTTAGTAGTACACATTTCTTAAAATAAAAATTGGAAAATGTATTATAATAAAGATCAGAATCGTAATCGGGTATATGTTCTCTAGTAAGATTCAATAGGTTATGATAATTCAATGGAAATGATTCAATATATGTATTTTTTTTAACGTGTATATTTTTGAATACATTCGGACGGTAACTTGTCCATATTCTAGTATTATACACATTCGTATATTTAAGTTCGCACACAAATACGAATTAAATTTCATAAAAAATTGAATAAATGTGTAGGTAAATAAATATATACATAAATAAAGATGTGCGAAGCGAATAAACAAGTGTATGATATTATAAAAAATGCGATTGAATCTAAATTGGAATACAAAGATGCATTGCAACCTCAACCATCATTAAATTTGTATGAATATATTAGAGAAAAACTAAATGAATTCTTCGAAAAAAATCTGACTTTGTGTAATTATGCATACACTGGGCAGTCCACAACGCATTGGATTTATAAACATACAGATAATGTATATTATATTGCATTTATATCACTGGAAGATAATGGTATATTGGATAGTAGTTATAAATTATGTAGTATTTTTAAGGCATCGCAGTATCATGTAAAACAGTTTTATCTTGTAGATTTCGTAGATGAACGTGCGTGCCAATATGTGAGTGAATATTTGCCCGGTCCCTATGACATTTTGCCAAAAATATAATAAAGATCAAAGAAATTGATTCATATATGATTTTTTTATAAATATAAATCAAACAAATAAAGCAAAGTAACAAATATGTCTACCACTATTAAGCGTACCTACAACAAGAAGTCCAAGGTTGTGAAGAACTGCCTGGATAAGGAATCCAGTAAGCTTCTGATCTCTACATTTAAGAAGCACATTCGCCGTGCTGCAAAGGAAGCTGCTTTAGAAGCAAAGGAAGCAGTCAAGGCCGAGAAGAAGGCAGCAAAGGATGCGGAGAAGGCAGAGAAGAAGGCAGCAAAGGAAGCGGAGAAGGCAGCGAAAAAGGCAGCAAAGGAAGCGGAGAAGGCAGAGAAAAAGGCAGCGAAAGATGCGGAGAAGGCGGTTCCTGTGGATTCTGAAAATATGAAAAAAAAATCAAAAAAAATGTCACTTGAGGAGGTACATAATCTAGTGGCGCATTGTGTTCCCCAACCCATTATTTCGGATAAAGGTAAGATTGTAGTCGAAAGAGAAGAACAAGAAGATGGGAGTTATTTGATTACAAAGACAGAAACCGTAAAGAAGTTTCTCACAAAATATGAAAAAAATCTAAAAAAAAATCAAATTCAACAAGAGAAGGAAGCAGCCAAGGCCGCAAAGCTTGCCGAAAAAGAAGCAGCCAAGGAAGCAGCAAAAGCCGAGAAGAAGGCAGCAAAGGATGCGGAGAAGGCCGAGAAGAAGGCAGCTAATCTAGCAGCAAAGAAAGATGCAAATGAACGATATAAGGTATTGAATTATGAAGGTAAGGTTGAAATGGTCTCAAAAAAATATTCTCAGTTGTTGGAGATTGCTGCAGATAAGAATGCGGCGATTGATGAAATCATCAATACGACAAACAAGTCCGGGTGGGTTAGAATGCTAATGGGAAACTTCGAGTAAATTTATTGTTGTTTTAAAATATTAAACTTTTTTAAGTATTTTTTTTGTTCTCTGTCTTTTATTTTTATTTGCTCTTCATTCGTTTTTATTTTATCTAATAACTTATCAATTGTGTATAAAGGATCAATGGTTGATATTTTTTGTTTTAATAGAAAATTTTCATGATATGTAAACATATCTGAAAAACTATATGTCATAAGTTCTGGCTCGATGATGAAAGGATTATAATTATTTTGATATTTATAACAAATTATATTTTTGTAATATTCTTCGTTTGATACAGGGTCTTTAAGATTCCATTGTATCATTGTTTCGATATCAATAACACTTTTTAATTGTTCAACATAATTATATTTTATTGAAAAATATGCAAGAGAACGAGAAATCATACCTAGGGAATAATGTGTAGGAATGAATGTTTTATTTTTTTTATTTATTATCATCATATAACCTTGTTTTTTAAAGATATCTTCCACACTTATATTTTCACCTTTTTGATCAATAAAATAGTCATTTGAGTGTTTAATATAATCTTCGTGATTAATGTACTTAAAATTTTGTCTATAACAATTTATTTTAGAATTGCATAAATACAAGTTATGTAAATCGGCACGCATAATATTTTTATTATTGTCATTTTTGTACAAATATTGAGGGAATATATGTTCAACATTCTTTGCAAGTGTATTATCGCCATAAACGTCAATATTATTTAATTCTTTATGCATAATATTTTTTGATTTTACATAAGAAAGGTGTGTAAAATCCTTGTTAAGTTGTATATTAAGATGTTCTCTTAATTTTTTTGGTTTAATATTATTTATTAATAAGTTATTAATGTAAGAATTGCTTTTTGAAAATAAAGAAATCAACATTATCAATAATAACATATATATATTGTTATTATTATCCATAAAAACTGAATTTTAATGTATTATTTACATTTGTATTTTGTTTTATATATGCTTGAATAAATAGTAAATCATTTAAATATTTTTTATGAACAGATTTTTTTTTGACTAAATTGGAATATAGTAAAACGTCATTATTGTTGAAATTGTTTTTTAATATATTTTTATCTAAAGAAATGCACAAATCTAAAAAATCATTAATAAAATACAAATAAATGGATTTAATAACAAAATATGAAAACACTGGTGTCACCTCACTATAATTGTTTTGTGTTTTTGAATGTATTAAATCTTGTAAAGTAATATTATTATAATTTAATATTTTTGCTGCTTGTGTTAATGAAAAAACAGTTTCATTATAGATTACTTTTTTAAAATGATCAATAAAATTATTTTTATAATTAATAAAAAAAGATTGAATTATAATGGTAAGTGTTTCACAATATGCTTCAGAAAGATTCATATTTATGCGTAATTTAAAAAATTCGCTTAAAACATTATTATTGATTGTTGAAAAATCCAATCCAAATGCGTGAATGCATTCGTGTATTAAAACTTTAAACCATTCTTCTTTTCTGTATATGTGTATTTCATTATTTGATTTGCAAGCAAATGTAAAACCAGTATTCACATTTTGTTGATTGATTTGTAATTTGTTACGTGGCAAGGTTTTTTTAAATGGTGTTAAATAAATGTAAATATCTAGTTGTTTTGAACATAAATTATTAGAAAATGTAGTTAAAAAATTAAGTAATTTTAATATTTGATTTATTTTTTGTTTATTTTTAAAAAATACACTTTCTTGAAAAATATGTACATTTATATTTTTATTGTTAATGATTGTTTTAATAGTTGTTTTAAAATTCATATGTTTACTAATATATTTATTAAATGTCGTAGGAATGTAATTAAAATGTTCTCCTAATCCTATATTTTGTGATAATGAAATATTATATGGTTGAATTTTTGTAGTTTTAAAAGTGTTAAATAGGTTTAAAATATTAGTAGTTATTCGTTTTGAATATAATTGTCCTTTTAAGTTTATATTTTCTTGAAAATATTGTATTAATTTGTTCATAGTAAAATTGATTATTATATATAATGATTCATATTATAAAAAATGGGTATCAAACACTTAAATAAATTTTTAAATATAAAATGTGGTAATTCGTCTATAGTAACGGAGCACATTAATAAGTTAAAGAACAAAACTCTTGTCATAGATACAAGTATATACATATACAAGTTTCTAGGAGAAGATGCATTAATCGAATATATGTATATTATGATTACACTGTTTATGAAGTATAATATAACTCCAATATTTGTATTTGATGGTAAACCACCAGAAGAGAAACGTAAAATATTAAATGATCGAAAGAATGCAAAGTATGAAGCGGAAGAAAAATATAATAATATAAATGAAATGCTAGAAAGTGTTTCATCGTCGGAACAACAAGAATTATTAGTAAAAATGGATAATTTAAAAAAACAGTTTATTCGTGTAAAAAATAATGATATACGAAATGTTCAAAAACTAATGAATTTATATAATGTTTTGTATGTAGAAGCAGAAGGAGAGGCCGATGAGTTGTGTGCAAAATTATGTCTAAGTGGATTAGTTGACGGTTGTTTGAGTGATGATATGGATATGTTTGTATATGGGTGTCCTATGATTATCAGAAATTTTAACTTAGTAAAACAAACAGTTCAATGCTACTATTATAATAATATAATAGAAGAATTGAAAATGACATCGGAAGATTTAAAAAATATATTAATTTGTTCAAAAAATGATTATAATACAAATGAAAATGTTGATTTATATGAAACATTAAAGTGGTTTAATGAATGGCGAAAAACCAATTCTTCAGTTGATTTTAAATTGTGGTTGTATCAAAATACAAAATATATTGACGATTACGACAAATTATTGAAAATATATGATATATTTACTTTGGACGAGCATATAGAAATGAATATAAAAAACATGCTTTCAAATAAAAAAACAAATATTAATATGAAAGAACTAAAAGAATTCTTAGGAAAGAATGGTTTTATATTTGTGTAATAGAGTTATAAAATGAACCTTTATAATATTGTGTATTGGTTAATGTAACATTAATAGAAACATTTATCCAGAGTGTTCCTCCTATATTTTTCCATCTTTTTAAAAATATATCATTTTCATTAAAATATGTATTTTTTTCTATTCCGCTATTAAATAAGAAATACGTATTATTATTTTGGTGTTTTGATAGTTTTTCGTCGTAATATTTTGTACGTGGGAAACATAATTGGAGTTTTTTAATCATATCTATTTTTAAAAGTGTAAATCCCATTTTAAAAAAGTCAACTTTTCCGGTACTATTTTCTAGATTCAAATTATTATCAATATAACCAATATTGTAATTTAATATATGGTATTGTAATACTTCTTCAGCGTTGTTATTTAAATTTTGGATTTCATTAATTTGTTTCCATTGGTTTATAATATCGGGATTGTTATAAATTTTATCCCAATTAAATGTAGTATCGGGTATAACAGCACTTACACAATATTTATTACTTAATAATAACTTTATTATATCAATAGGATTCCAACAGATGTTATCATTAACATATAATACGTGAGTAATTTTTTGTATGCTACAAGCTTTTGCAAGTAAGTCATTTTTTACTTTATTTCTACAATGGTCATTACTATTATTAGAAACCTCTATATGCAAAGGTATATTGTAATTATTCAAGAAATCTTTACTAGAAATTAATGAAGACATGAAAGATAAACTAAAGCTGTCATTTTCCGAATGACATATTAAACATACACAAGGATTATATTCAGATACGTATTTTTTTATAATTTGTTCCATAATATTGTATATGTATACAATATTATATAATATTAAACTTAATTAAGCGTTCTGGGGAGCACTCTTAATAAAGTGGGGCTTAAGGTACTTCTGGAGATTGAAGTAAGTAAGTTGGTCCTCCTTGCCAACCTTGAGGAGAGAAGTAAGCTTCTTGTCGGGAATAATAACACGGCCGTTGGTCTTGTCACGAAGATTGTTGGCAACAATGTACTGGTTAATCTCCTTGCTGACCTCAGTGCGAGCCATCTCTGTACCGGTCTCCTTCTGGAGGAACTTGGCAAGGTCGTCGCTAATAGGACAGGGCTTAATGAAACCAGAAGGGGCACGATTCTCGTTCTTTCTGCGCTTGCGGGAAGAAGCGGCCTTGACTGCGGCCTTCATCTCACGGTCTACGGTCTTAGAAAGGGTCTTAAAATCGGTCTTGACGCTGGCAAAAATACTAGCAAGCTGTTGGAGCTTGGAGTTGAAGTCGTTCATCTTAGTAGCAAGAGTGTTGATGTCGTCAGTAGGGGCATCCTCAGTAGGAGCGGGGACCTCCTCAACAGGAGTAGGGGCAGGGGCGGCGTCCTTGACAGGAGTAGATTTCTCTTTCTTGGCAGAGCGCTTGGAATCGGTAACGGGGGCTTTTGATGTTCTAACCATCTTATATACTATTATAAGGTGTCTTCTTTATATTCTTTAACAACATATATTATTTAATGCGTAAGTGAAGTGCGTTTATAAAATTGCATCGTATAACCATGGAAGCATGATGCGAGCACTTTGTGATACACGAGTTAATGCCATTAAACAATACATCGCACCAAGATTGCAGTGCTCGTCATTTATACCAGTATATGTTAAATTCTCAAATATGGTGATACATATGATTTTTGCATAATTTTGCAAAAATGATTCAGATGCGTTATTATGTAAAATATGAAGCATATTTTCTTGTAAAACATTTTGAAATGGATCAAATAAACAACATACTTTTCGTTTAGTGCTCGTATTTAAGTTTGCGCGATGCATCCAAATGTCATATAATGTTCTCAGTAATCTGGGAAAATAGTGTATTGTAAGACTGCTCAACCATGAAGAATTAGTATAATTACCTAATCTATCAAATTCTATAAATATATTTTGGATCCTACAGTTAAGATTGTCTTTTCTCTTATGTGTAATTCTTAAATAAAGTTCTCTAAGATGAGTATTTAATCTTAAATCGTTATAAATAACTGGACTATAATAAGCATTGTTTAAATCAAGATGTGAATATGGATTTGTAATAGTTATATTTACATCATTATTATGTTTATTACAAATAATATGAGTGTTTCTGTATAAACGTATACATCTATAAACAGTAGATGATTTAATAGGTTCTCTATTGTATGGATTTAATATACTTTTTCTCTGATTACTACTTTTGATGTATTGAATAAATGAATGTATATTAAATCCATATACATTATTCTTACTATCTATATAACTGAAAAAATTGTTCCAGTCAATGGATGATAAATTTTCAAGAGAAATAAAATCTTTATCGTTAATACAAATACTTCTATTAAATAACGCAGGTCCCCGTAGTTTTAAATTTCTTATAACTAAATGTCTGCGATAATTTTTCTGTATAGATTCACAATGTGAATTTTTACAAAAATGTTCTCGAATACGAGTTATTATTTCATTTTTCTTTCCAGATATTTTGAGTTTATTATATTTTGCAATTATTTTAAGTTCCTTGACAATAAAATTATTCAGTTGTATTTTATCTTTTTGGTAGGTTTTATAATGAATATTTAAATGATTTCCAGTAGATAATTCACTATTACTTCTGTCTCGTTTATTCATTCTTTATATTATAGCAATATTCTTTTTATATGTAAAATATAACATTATTGAGAACATTTACGATACATTTTTTTTCACCGAATACAAAAACGCTCTATTTTGAGATATATTTTTGAGATATTTTTTGGATAAAAAATTGATTCATCTATTTTGTAAATATTATTATTATATATTAGTTATTATGTCGTCTATTTCGTTGAACTCTGAATCTTGGAATGTTGATCAGCTTCGTTATATGAAGCCAAAGGTGAATGATATGGGAGGTAAAACCATTTCATTGATTAGTACTCAAACTAATCGTTCCCTTCACATTGCTACGCCGGTAATGATGACTTGGGGAATCACTGATTACGTGAATGAGCGCGGTGAATCTGATGGAAAGTATACAATGAACTTGAACTTCCCCCTTGAAGATAAGCAAACTGATGAGACAAATCAGTTTTTGAAGAAGATGATTGAATTTGAAAATAAGATTATTGATGATGCTGTAAAGAATTCTGATGAGTGGTTTGGTGAGGAGCGTTCCCGTGAGATTGCAAAGCACAGTTTCTTCCCTTTTGTGAAGTATCCCAAGGACAAGGATACGAAGAAGACCGATTACACACGCCCTCCTAGCATCAAGATAAAGGTCCCTAAGTACGGTGATAAATGGTCTGTAGAGATTTATAATGATGATGAGGACGCCAAGCTCTTGTTTCCTTGTGATGATGGAAGTACTCCTCTTGATTTTGTCCCTAAGCGCAGTGATGTAATGTGTTTGGTGCAATGCGGTGGTATTTGGGTTGGTGGAAAGGGATGGGGTGTCACCTGGAAGCTTTCTCAAGCCGTTGTTAAGCCAGCTGTCAATACAAGTGTGTTCGGAAAGTGCCATCTTCAGCTATCATCTAAGGATCGAGCATCAATGAACAGTGCTCCTGTAGCAGATGCTGAATCAGATGAAGATGTTGAAGCTACAACCAGTGTTCAAGTCGAAGATACTGATGATGAAGAGGAAGCGCCAAAGACCCCAGAGCCAGTAAAGAAAGCAACTCCCCCACCTGCACCTAAGAAGAAAGTAGTACGTAAGAAAGCATCCACATAAATGTAAAGTATAAGTAATAGTAGAAAACCTTTGTTTAATTAAAATTTAATATGTAACCTTTTTTTTGTATTTTTGTCTTAAAAATACAAAATTAATCATTAGATAAATGTAATAGTATGATAACATTATTCTTATCATCACATTTTAACATGTTTGAAATATTTATTTTTGGTATACCTTGATTTTGAAAAATGATTTTTTGAGTATTTTTTATTTGTAATTCTTCGACTGGATATACAAATGTTTTATTCTCTATTTCAAAGGTTATGTGTTGCTTGTCAAATATATCATTTATATTATAATATACATTGTAGTAAATATTATACATACTATCAAAGTATAGATTTTTACAGTTATTTATAGGTTTGCAAAATATATGAACATTATTTTCATATTCTAGATGATTGTGCCAACAAGGAATAATTAATTCTTCGTTATTTATATCAATTTTATATACATTGGCATTTAACATATCATAAAGTGTTGTATTAATCGTATACGTTTCAATGTTATTTTTAATAAATGTTTCGATAATTTCAATGGTATTGTCATTAATATAAAAAATATCCTTATAAATGACAATTAAATTATATATTTGGATTAATATTTTTGTATCTATTTTTGATATATACTCTTTAATGTTTTCGTCGTAATTGGATGAAATATTTGATAGAAATGTATATAATTCTGAACGATTAATCGAATAAATAAAATCTTTAAAGAATGTTTCATAATTGTTTGTATTATTTTCATCAGTACCTTGTAAAAATTCATAAGCGGTTTGAATTTCTATAAACTTGTCATTTGCATTTTCCTGTTTATTTTTATCAGGGTGATATTTTAAAGCCATTAATCTATATTGTTTTTTTATATGTTCATCGTTGACATTATCTGGGTCTATTTCCAATATATAATAAGCTTTATGGGTATTCATTAAAATATATACTTGCAACTTTTTAACTTCTATTATAAAAATCTATTATTTTATAAAACATTCGTTCAAGATGATATATTGGTCTATAATTGTTATTATAATAACATAAATTTTCGTGCGTATTCTGTATTAAAATATTTATTTGTTCTTCTGACAATAGTTTATTTTCAATAAAATACGAGTAAATATATAAAATACATTCTTCAATTTCGATTTCATACGTTAATATATCATATAATAATTCTCTGAATTGTAAATAATCTGGATTATTTTTGAAATTAATTATAAAATTAATTATATTGTTGTTTATAATGTTAAAAATATCTATTTGTGTGTCATCCAATAAGGAATCAATACAATATAATTCTTTAATATTACCAATACATGAATTGTCTAGCACAACCTCAATTTTCTTTTTATATTTGTTATAATTACATACATTCTTTAATATATTAATATATTCTTGTTTTTTTGGTTTTTGTATAGAAATGTTATTACAAGCATTTAATATATTGTAGGGCATAAAACTAATATGTTCTGTTATAATGTAAAAATATATATTAATGTTGTATATATTTGATGTCCCTTGCTCTATATAACTGTAAAATAAATCTAACAACTCCGAATGTATTTTATGGAAATTTTTGCATAAAATGATACAATTATTATTTTGTCGTAACGCAACAATCTCATTTATTTGAATATATATATCATTCCATATTTGTTTAGAATTACAACCCAATAATGAAAAATCAATTTCAAAATGTATATCACTCATTTTATAAATATGTTCTTGTTTGTCGTTAGTACACGTAACTTTTTTTTCATATTTAAGATTAGTATTACTAAAATTTTTTATAATATCGAGAACATAACTATACTTACCAGTGCCAGATGGACCATAAAATATTGTATTTTCCATATTATTAATTTGTTCATTTTTTTTGTGAATATTATGATTATTTTTCGTTTCTATATAATCTTTAAAAGACGTTTCATAGAACTTCATTTATAATATAGATAATATATTTTTTCTATATTATAATAGTTTGTCTAATTTTTTTTTGACATAGTAATAAAATCATTAATCAATTGTTTAAATAATAATAATATATTTTTGAACAAAATTATTATAGGTTTTATCACATAGTTAAATAACATTTTTATAGTAAAAACACATCCATTTATAATTGCATTCGTAATGACACTTAAAATATTTATTATAAAAATCATACTATTATATACATAATTATTTATATCACCAAATACGTCCTTTAACATATAAAACCCTATTAATATTGCAATAATTAATAAATAAACGGGTTTACTTCCACCCGTACCAGAAGCATACATTCCTACAATGAAAAACATAATTATTGCAAATATTAATAATAAAATATTAATTACCATTTCTTTATAATAATGCCATTTACGATCGTCTTCTGTTTCAAGTTTTACTGGTTCTTTTTCTAATTCATATTTATTATGTAAATCCTTGTATTCATATGCATTTTTAAATTCAAATGCACTCGTAATTGCTAAACAACACGTTGTAACAATTGCAATTAACTGGTAATAAAACGGTCCTATATTTATATCATATGATACAAAACTCATTATTACTTTTATTAATGTTAATAATATAATAAAAAACATTATGGTGTAAACAACTGTTTCAAATGCATAATTGTGTGGTATTATATTGCTAAAACCATATGAAATAGCACCAATAATAAGCGAAATAAATATTTTTAAAGTAGAATTGTTCATATCCATATCCATACTTAATACTTCCCCATTGTAAAATTTAATTAAAAAGAATATAATAAATGATGCAATTGTTGACGCAATAAATAGGAATTTAAAATGTTTATCATTCTTCTGGAATTTTTTAGGAATTCTAATTTCTTCGTCATTTTTTTTTGAAATGTATGTAATTTTACCATTGGTATAACTAAACAGAAAAAGACCCATTGTTCGCAATAACATAGTAGAAAATAATATAAATGAAATGAAAATGCCTAACGCGCCATTGGAAGGATTCTCAAATATATTTTTTACTTCTTTAAATAATTTTAAATTAAATATAATATGCATAATAATAATCAAAATAAATATGAAAATATATGCATTTAACTCAAACATGAAAGCAAACAAAATAATAAAAATGACAAAATAACCAAAAAATTCGAAAAATATATAATAATTTGTTTTTAATGTATCATCGTCTATATTGTTAATTTGTTGTTTGTCCATTATATATATTTAAATATTATTTTTATTCAAATTATATTTATCACATATCCAATCTATAATTTCATTTTTTGATGCAGTCGAGAATCCTTTACTCATTTTTTTTATGTTTAAAAAATCAGGTTTCTTCATTGAAGGTGTCTTGTAAAAAGCGTATGCCCCATATTTCCCCTTTCTTATTGATAAGTTTGATGTTAATTCTAATAAAATATTTGAATTATTGGCTTCTTCAGATAAAATTTTAATAGCATCGTCTTGCTTTATATTATTGATATCACCCTTGTAGTTTTTTAATGTCTTTTTTATATTCCCACATTCTAAATAATATCCATATGGTCCTTGATTTATACAAATAGGATTATCATTGTAAGTGCCAATATTATTATTATTGAACATCAGATCATCTACATCGTATTCATTATTGATTAATTTACCAATATCAATGTCTATATCCTTTCTGACGTTCACATATGTCACTTTATTATCTTCATCTATCTTCTTTAATACAGGTCCATACTTTTCAAATAAGAATATATAACCTTTATTAAGTGGATACTCCAGTTTTTCAACTTTATTTCCTGTTTTTAATTGTGTACTTATTTCTTTATAACACTCATCGCATATATTATGCCATTGTTCTTCACTACCATTACTAATATTATCTAGTAATGTTTCCATATTACTGGTATAATCGTAAGAGAATATGTTTTCAAACATTTTATCTAAAAACTCAAGACACAATACACCTAAATTTGTTATTTTTAATTTATTTTTTTCTCCACCCAATTGCTTTGTTTCCACATTAACATTAATAATGTCTTTTTTTAATAAATATTTATTATACTCAACATTTGTTCCAGGTATGTCTGTCTTATCAATATATTTTCGCTCTATATTTGTGTTTACAATTGTTGAAAATGTCGATGGTCTACCAATCCCCAATGTTTCTAATTTATGAATAAGAGAACTTTCCGTGTAATAATGAACTGACTTATTCATACATATTTCATTGTATATTTCATTATATTGTATTGGTTTGTTTAATAGCGTTTTGAAATATGTCGATAAATTCACTGCGTCAACTTTGTCGTCGAGAATTTTCCAACCCAAAAATGTGGGAATCTCATTTTTATATTCATAGTATAAATCGTTTGGTGCAGTAATTAAATATTTATATATATGTGACTTATATACACTCATACAACTTTGTATTGTGTTTTTCCATATTATTTTATACAATGTTTTTGCTCGCTTATCTTTAACGTTAATATCTAAAAATTCCTTTTTTATATTTGTAACACGTATTGCTTCATGAGGATCGTTCTTATTTGTGTTTATAATCATATTTGTATTTCCTAAGTATGCGTCTTCATATTTTTCTACTATATAATTCCTACAATGACTGATAAATTCGGATGCATACTTTGTACTGTCTGTTCGCATATATGTAATACAACCAGCTTGATATAATTCTTGACATAACTTCATAATAATATTTGGACTTGTACTCATTGCATTACTACAATGTTGCAACAATTTGGATGTATTAAATGGCTTTGGTGGATTTAATATAGATTTACTATCTTTTCCTTGTGATAATATATGTTCATGTTTCCTAGACAAATCTAAAAAGGATTCTATTTTATCTTTTGTCTCAATATGCTTATTTAATGTAAAAATGAGTTTTTTACTTGTAAAAATACCATTTATTTTATGGTCATATTCATTTTTACGATCAATTAATGAATTTTCATAAATGATTTTTAATGTTGGTGTTTGACATCTTCCAGCACTCAATGGATTGTCTTTATTATTATAAATATGTTTCCATAATAGAGGAGAAATTCTATAACCTACAATTAAATCCAACACCTGTCGAGCAATGGCTGATTTTACAATATTCATATTAATTGTTTTTGGATTTTGTACAGCATTTGTAATAGCCGTTTTTGTAATTTCACGGAAAATAATTCGCTTTGTAGTATTTATGTTTAAGTTAAATATTTCACAAATGTGCCACCCAATTGCTTCACCTTCTCTGTCATCATCAGTAGCAATAAAAATATTATCTGTATTAAAATTTTGTATTAAATTTTTCATATCATATATATGTTGTTTTTTCTTTTCAATAAACTCATACGTTACATTGTAATTTTGTTTAATATTGATACTTTTCAGACCTGGAATATATCGTAAATGTCCTACTGACGCAATACATGCATATTGTGGTCCTAGATAATTTTCTATTTTTGAACATTTTGACGGAGATTCAACAATAACAAGATAAATGGCACTTTTATTTTTAGTTAGTTGCTTCATTACTATATATAAAAATTGATTTTTTAATTCGTTTTATAAAAACATATAAATACTAAATAATAATATAGTTATGACTATATATAAAATATTAATAAATGATAAAAACTATGAATCATGGGATTTTATTGATCCAGTAACATCTAATAACATAGAAAATGACCAATTAAAAACAATAAATCCATTGAAAAATAAAATGTTTACGCGCGATTATTTTAAAATAGTAGGGGAGGATGTAATTATTACAAATTCTTTTATTCGAAATCAATGTGATATTCCTGGTGTGTTGTTATTGGAAAATAATAAGTCATATGGACGAAACGGTAGACGTTTGTTATATAAATGTATTCCTGATGATGTACGATTACCAGCATTTTTAGTGCCTTATGAAATTAAAATGGGTTTTGATAAAAATTTTAAAAATAAATACGTTGTTTTTAGATTTGACCATTGGAATAACGATAAACACCCTTATGGTAAATTAACGTGTGCTATTGGAAACGTCGATGTTTTGGAACATTTTTATGAATATCAGTTATATTGTAAAAGTTTACACATTTCAATCAATGACTTTACAAATAAGGTTAAAAAAACACTGTCTCAAAAAACATTTGATGATTATATAAAATCAATAAAGGAAGATTCATTATTGAATACGAAAGAAAACACGGATTATATATTTTCAATTGATCCAAAATCCACTGGTGACTATGATGATGCATTGAGTATAAGTATACACAATAATATAACAACTGTAAAAGTATATATAACAAATGTATTTGCGTGTTTGGAAACATTAGAATTATGGAAATCATTCAGTAAACGTGTATCAACCATATATTTACCTGACCGACGACGCCCAATGCTACCCACAATTTTATGTGAAACATTATGTAGTTTGCAAGAAAAACAAGAACGACCAGCTATAGTATATACTTTTGTATATAATGAAACAGAATTAGTTGATTTTAATATATCTAATCAAGTAATAAAAGTTAATAAAAATTTTACATATGAAGATAAAAAAATAGAACAAAATAAACATTATTGCTTATTGTATAATTTTACCTGCAATTTTGGAGATATACGAGGTACATACGATATAGTATCTCACTGGATGGTAATGGTAAATAAATATAGTAGTTTTGAATTTTTGAAACATACGAATGGCATATTTCGTTCACTTTATTATATAAATAAGGACGAATCTCAAATTGATGATGCGAGTTTATCAAAAAACGCTCAACGAATTATGCGTAATTGGAATAACATTTCTGGGCAATATGTATATTACAGTCCAGAAGCTAATATGTCTCACGAATTAATGAATGAGAAATCATATGTACACGTGACAAGTCCTATGAGACGTCTTGTGGATTTATTAAATCAAATAGAAACAATGGAAAATATGCAAATAAATGTATCGCAAAATGCAATAGAGTTTAAAAATAAATGGTTAAGTGAATTAGAATATATAAATTGTTCAATGCGCAGTATTCGAAAAGTTCAAAATGAATGTGATTTGTTATGTAAATGCTTTAATGACCCGAATATGTATGAAAAAACGTATGAAGGTATATTATTTGATAAACTAAAAAAAACGGATGGTTCATATTCATACATGGTGTTATTGGATAATATAAATGTAATCACACGTTATGTTAGTCAAGATAATTATAATAACAAAAGTAAACTCACATTTAAACTATATTTATTTGAAGATGAAAATAAATTAAAACAAAAGATTAAAATTAAATTAATCAAATAAAGTATATAAAAAGAATAATATACATTAATATGTGCCCTTGTGGCCAAGTGGTAAGGCGTTTGATTTGTAATCAAAAGATCCCGAGTTCAAATCTCGGCGGGGGCTTTCTCGCTTTAGCTCAGTTGGCAGAGCGTT